CAGAGTTAACTCTGCAAAAACTTCACCATCTGTTGAATCCCCACCTTTTGACAACTGACGCGTGTCAGGTTTACGCAAATAAGCTGTTTTGAACAAATCTTCATTTATGCCCATAACATCATAATTTGTATCGCCTGAAACTGTCATGTAACGATGCGCAAATAACTTAACCATGCTAGCAGCATCACACTCATAAATGTCAACAGAATTGAACAATCTCTTGTCCGCCGCCTGAACATTCTTAGTAGCTCCACCTGTGAAGGCACTAATTTTTCGCTTGATGTACATGCCACCATAGAGAGCATTTACTTCTGTTCCGTTGTCCCATACGAGCTGTAACAAATCATTTAGATAAGTCTCACTCAATGAAACGCCAGATTGTGATGTAGTCAAACTCAAAGAGTTCTTTAAACCACGCAACTGCCTAGCAGCTGAACCAGAACCACAAACTAATGAACCACGTAGCATGGCATATTCCATGTCGTTTTTCAATTCTTTCAAGGCCTTCGTTCCTTCATGCTCATATCTGTCATTGAAAGCAGCTGTATTAACAGCGCGTTCAGTGTCACTTACCGAAAACGGTTCGCGAAAGATTTGCGTGTAGTTACAAAGTCTTGTCGGATCAGTTGTAGACTGATGGGAAACTATAGCACCTTCAATATAAGCGTTAGCCTTGACCGTACCCAAGGTCTCAATTAACCACTCATGCCTGATGCTAGATGCAGATGATGAGCCAAGCCCACTAATGAGCTGTGTCTCGCGAGGTGATAAGTTAGTTAAAATCCCTAACAGATCTTCGCGTAACGCGCCATCATCATAAGTAAAAACTGCCGCCATTTATTCTCTCCTAAAATTAATCTTTAATCATTCCTTTTTGCCTAAGGACTTGTCCGAAAGCGTTCTTGGTATCTTTCGTGCTTCCAGTTTTCTTCGCTTGTTCCACTGATGTCTTATAAGCAGAAGTGTCTTCCGATACATTAGTAGTGCCACTCTCAACTTCGGTTTTCCGCTGCAAGACCTTTACCTTCCGTTTTTGCGCTTGTAGTTCAGCAGCCGTTTTAACCCCTTTAGTTTGGGCTAGATCTTCATACGCTAACGCTGCCGCAACTTTTAAACCGCGTGGATCTCTCTGAAGTGCTGGGTCTTCCATGTAATGTGCCATCCGATGAGCCATTTTACTCTTCTCGTTCCATGCTATAAAATTCCCGTTTGCATCTTTGATGGCAATATCCGGGTGACGCGCAGTAACAGATCTGAAAGTTTCGTCAATTAACCGCTTGTTGGTTTCTGTTTCTTTGTAGCCTTTTAAAGCCACTTGAACAGCGTTTTCGGTTTTTTCATTACGTATCTTATCAGCCTCTCCTAGCGCCCATTTAGCATGAGCCGGGTCTGTATCGTCTCGTGCGGCAAAAGCTACTAGCTCCGCCTCAGAGTACTTCTTCTCTTGCGATACTTGGTTCTCGCGAATTTCCCTTAAGAGTTGAGTCGTTTCCTCTTTCTCTTTTCGGGCAAGTTCTTCCTTGCGCTTCATCTCGTAGTACCGGTTTTTAAATGGCACTCCTTGTTCGTCAACTTCTTCTACTGGTGCTACCTCGCCAGGAAGGTCTTCAGAAATTGGCTCAGATTCTACGACTTCCTCGGGTTGGACGACTTCCTCAACTACATCCTCTTCTACCTGGGTCGAATCAGGTGTTACGACTTCTTCTTTTGCCATGTTACTCCTAGTTTTTACGCACTACTGCGATTTTTTGTATAAAACTTTTCGAGTGTTTTTCCCAACAATCCCGTCTGGTTTTAAATCATTATCTCTTTGGAATTCTTTAATGGCAGATTTGGTCATCTTACCCATCTTGCCATCAACTTCTAAACTATACCCTCGTGCGTTTAACGCCTCTTGTATCTTTTTATTCTTACTAGGTGCTTTACTCTTACCGCCAGTCTTACTTAACGTCTCTTTAAAGTATTGATGACCTTTAGTCTTGTACCCAGGCTCATAATAGAAGTTATCCTTCTCAACACTATCAGGGGTTGTTAACTTGCCCCAGGCTGGCGATGCCAACTTAGGATTGTAATAATGATCGGCTCCGCCTGTAGGATCAGCTATCTTACCCGCTGAGATACCCTTAACTATCTGCATAGCTTTTTTATAATACCGCTCTTCATCAGCCGTAAGCTTACCCTCTAACGCTTTGTTCCACTCATCACCACCAACACCAGTAAACTGATCAGGTGCATGAATAGGGTCTTCACCAAATCGCCCAGGGTTATTCATCCTAGTATTGATTACATGACCGATAGCAGTAGCGTCACGTTCAAACGCCTTCATATTGCTCTTATCAGCTTCTGCAAACAATGTTCTTGCTAAATCTTCGTATTCCATTAGTTCTCCAAATTTGTATCGTCATCATAATCGCCAGTCTGCTCGTCTGGATCTTCGCGAGATTTCAACTCCGCCCGGCACGCCTCTAACTCTTGCTCGTACTTTGCTGGTAACATCGCCAAGTGACTATACGCGTGTTTAAGCACTCTTATCGGCGCCAACTTAATCGGGTCAAATACGTCTTGCCAGTTTGCGTCTAATTTCTCCACCCACTTCTGACTGTCTCTAATGACAATCGACCATAACTGATCGTTAGCTAATGAATTTAACACCGTCTCACACTCCGCAATTCGCCCAACTAACGACTCCTCGTCTACACCCTTCATCATGTCCTGTAACTGCTGCTCGAAATACTGGTTATTTTCCGCCACCTGGTGCCGCTCCTTTCTTTGGTTTGTCCGCAGTTTGCTTACCTACGGTATTCAAGATTTTAGATAACGCCTCGAAGCCTTTACCCTCTTGTTCAATTTCCAACTGCTGCCTTCTATTTTGTTCGTTAAGGAATCGACCAGCTGCATCAGGTTGGATACCACGTTTCTGTAACGCTTGTGCCATTTCCTTGTCAGTAAGATCGTCACCCTTAAGTTTAATATCGTCAGGTGGAGGTGGTTCGTTCTGCTGTTGCTGTTGCATCTGCTGCATAATCTGCTCTGGTGTATTGACCAACTCTTCCCAGTTTGGTACATCTAACATCTGGTAATAACGCTTCATAACATTAGCCACATGAACCGGTGTCATAACGCCAGTTTGCATTAATAACGGGTTCTGTATAGTTGCTGCCATAGCTTGCGCCTTCTGCATCTTAACCTGTGGGTTGGTGTTCTGGTCGTTACCACGCACAGTTATTTTGTACTTAGCTTGTAATGCCTCGCGGCTTAAATGGATTAGCTCACCTTCTTTTGTTGTGCTTTGCCCTAGGTATCTAAACGTAACTTCCTCATCACCATACTGTGCCCATAAATCAAAAACCCAGTTGAATAACTTAGCAAACTGCTCACGGAACATATCAGCATCTAGCGAAAATACCTGCTGCATATTCTGGTTCTGTAGCTCAACCTCACCTAATGTGCGCGGTTGGCGTTTGTTTATCTGAGATTGCAATGTGAAATCTATCTGACCTGTCAGCTCCTCAACCTTGGTTTCTAACATCATCTGCTCACGTTCATATGAGAACTCGATATTAGAGTTGCTGCGGTTAAACGGCTTGATAACATCATCTAAATTAGCCATAGCGTTTACCGGGATACCTTGACCCCATGCGAACTGTTGTGACTTGCGACTAATCTGACCCGCCCGATATAAGAACATAGGCGAGTTTGCAACTGTTTGATAATCGATCTTCTGCATATGCGATATATCAATCTCTTTAACTATATCCTCAATTAACTCTGGTATTCCCCTGTGGGAGAACCACCTATCGTTGATTAACTCATAGAATAGCTTCACGAAGGGGAACTGGCCAGAGTGAAAAGGAAGGGATATCTTGCGCAATAATTTATCGAAATCCGGGGCGATAGTAATAACAGCCTTTTCCTTCACCCCATCGCCATTAATATCATCCCAGCAATAACATTCCCATATCTTAACTAACTCGCCACCACCTTGTAACCGCTGGATACCTTCTCGCGTATCCTTTGAAAGGTCTGTTGATTTATTATCTAAGTCTGTATTCTTTGTCGCGTCTATCCCTTCTATCTTCGTGCCGTCCCAACCCTTACCCTCTGCGTTCTGTTTAAGCTTGCATAACGGTAGGTAGAACTCATGTATTAAGTATTCCGCCCCTTGTGGGTCAAAACCCGTTGTAGTAGGCACATATAGCCGCTCTGGCGGTATTAAACTGATGTCAGGCGCGTCATATAACACGTCTTTAAGTGTGACGGTAATATCGCTCTTACCGGAGTATATCTGCTCAACCACCCGCTCTATCTCAATTTGGTTCTCTTCTATCACCATAGGACTCATATCGGCATTTAACCGCTGCGCCATCATGGGATATACTTGCTCCGGCGTAGTCTGTAAGCTAAACAGCCACTGCGCCTCTTCCATCGATATATCATCTAAACTTAACTTCTCAATGCGTGTAGTCAACTCAGTCCGCCAATGCGGCTTCATTACGAAAAACCCCCGCTCTAACGCCTGGTCTATAGCGATGATAGCTTTGTTCTTAGTCTCCATCTTGTCCATAAGCAGATGATCAAGCCATTTCTCGATCTTAAGGGCATCTTCCCAACTACCGCTAGGTGCCGGTACAACTTGCACAACAGGGCGTATGCCGAAAATGACGTTTACTAATGCAGCTTTTAACTTGCGTATCTTGATCTCGATAGTAGGCATACGGATATTAGAGCATCCCACAAACGGGAATGTCTTTTTACGCTTAATACGCATACGAAGCTTATGCCATTTGTTCTGGCTAGATTCCCACGCGCTTACCCACCCTTCTACATCAGTCTTCCAACCTTTGACTTTATCTACCACAGTTTTGTCTTTATCGGCAGAGTCGCCCATTGATCGGGCTGGTTGGATTTTCTCTTTGTACTCAATGTTCTGCATTTAGTTCATTTTCTCCTTAGTAATCATATCCATAATTATTACTGAATTCATCTACTTCTTCTATTGGGTGACCATATCTATCAAATGCCTTTACATCAGGCTCGGTATATACTGGTGTTATTATCTGCTCTGCATACGCGAGGGTATCAACAATATCATCCCACCTACTCGCCCCTATCGTTAACAGCTCATCCTCAGCATCTTTATGACTGCTATGTATGTAATACTTGCCACTCTCGAATAACGGCTGTAATGCCGCCACAATGCGATCTTTCTTGCGGCGTATGACCTTATCAGTACCGCGCTTAAACACGTTCTTAAGCCCCATTACGGGCGGGTAAAGCTTACGCCCATGCGCCTTATTAATAAAAGAGTTATAAAACTCCTTCTCAGTGCCTGCGTTAGGTATACCTATACCAGTTATTACGTTCTTATTCTGTAAGTATAAGTTTAATATAGCATCCATAAACTCACCACTAGGTCTATGTGTACGTATATATGATATTAAGTATCTATTCGCGTTCTGGTCTATTCCGATTAAGGATGCGACCTTATAATCTGCCTTAGCTTCCTCACTATATGCCGGATCTACAGCGATAACTGCAGAGTATTGAGCAGGTAATTCGCGCCAATGGCGTATATGATGACGTTGGATAGCTGCCGATTCGTTAAGAACAGGGTCGTTAAGGTATTCTGATGCGAACGCGGTAGAACCAATCTCGCGCTTTCGAGCTTGTAATTTATCGTGAGTCCATAATTCAGGCCATAACTCATTACCAGCCTCTTGCCGGCCATCTTTATATGCGCGAAATTTGCGTTTCTCCCATGCATTATCTGTCTCCAATTGTTCTTGTAAAAGGGCTAAAGGACTGATTATAGTACCGATCCACAACATCTGACCAT